TGATACATCAAGCTATCGCTAGAATCCAGCCAAAATTTTTTGTCTAGATATTTATTGGAGGTATTTATACCTAGAGGTTCAAGCACCCAATTAATGGTTGCCTTCCTGAGCTTATCGAGAGAAGGACTCCAATTGAGACCAAGCTCAGTACATACCAAGCTATTCGTTGCAACATGGACTTGTTCATCACGACTAATATCAGCGCTCACGGTACGCATTCCAGCGTCACCATTAAAGCGGAAGAACGGGAGTAATACGAAGAAAATTGCACGCTCGGCAACAAGTGCTTTGAGGAGCGTGTGATCAGGATGCGAGACCCAAGCTTCCCGGAGGCGTAGTGCTTCGGATTCAGCTTTCTGGTCAACGCCGTAAGCGTTCGCGATGTAGCCGAGAGCCAGGTCGTGGTTTTCTTCGTCCCGGATATTGGACAACAGTAAGTCGCGTGATAGTTTTGGAACTTCATTTTTCAGTGCATCTTTAATAAAATCCCCAACGGGGAGTTCCATGTGCCGAATAGCAAGAGCACGGAAGATAGTTTCTTCCGCACCCTCTTTTACAACACCAGCTGTGGTCTGTACTGGGGACCACTTACGTTTACGATTTAATAGTTTTTGATAGGGGTTCATTCGCCGCAATTACAATCAGGAGCAGGATCATTTAGAAGAGACTCCAGGTATGCGTCAACGTCACCTTCATCCAATGCGGCATAGGCATCAGACTTATCTTGAACGTCGCTCATTACCTGAAGCGAATAGTAAAGAGAAGTCTGTGGACTTGCCAACCAATCTTCGATGAATTGCTCATCATAGGTAACCACATCTGACCAGCTGTTGAATGAATAACCATGCAACAGTCCAGTCTTATCGAGCAGGGTGATAATACCATCACACACTGCTTTGTAATCATCCCAGCCAACTTCTGACGCGATCTCTACAGGACCGTAGTCAAAGCTCTGGACGCCAAATGTACCGCTATCACGGTCTACTTGACGGGCAATGGGAGGTGCGATCTCAGGGCAGGTGGTGTACCCATCAAGATCAGTGTAACGATAGCTGCAGGAGGCGGTAGGAGCAATAGCAAATGCTCGATCCATGTTGTTGAATCGGGCAATCTGTGCAGCTTGCTCAATACCTAATTTTAGCTCCATAACAAGAGTTGAAGCAGCAGTAGCTTCATGCGGAGTATTGGTGTTAATCAACTTAAGAGCCTCACCAAACTCCTTATAGGTCACTCCTTGCTGTCGAAGGAGGTTGGCTAGACCAAGCATTCCAAGACCGACCTGCCGATCAGTCTCTGAAGGGAGGTATTCTCCGCTGCTTCCGACGTTAGTTTTTCCATGAAGGGAGCACAGCTCGGACATTCCGTTGACAAATGCACGCTGAATATCATCGAACTCGCATGAGCCGAGGTTAACGTGCTGGAGTAAACAGGTTCCCCGTGAGGGCAAGTATACTTCAAGACACACGTTCCCTCTGATCCTCTTGCCATTTTTATCTACCTTTGTTTTGTTGAGCCAAATGTCTCCACGCTTGATACCTTCAAGCAGGGCAGTCTTTACTTCTTGGTTTGCGAGTTCCCACCAACGCTGGTTAATGTTGACACAACGCTTAACCCAAGGAAGCTCAGCCCGGCTAGCAGTAATAAAATCAAGTACATCTGGATGACTAAGATCAAGATGACATACAACAGCGCCATTCTTGTAAACTCCTCCACGTCTCAGGATTTCGTTGAGGGTGGAGTAGATCTTTGCAAAGGATACTGGGCCGCTAGCCACAAGTCCCTTGCCATTTTCAGCGCCTTTGGGTCGGAGCTTGGATAGATGGACAGCCACGCCAGCTCCGTAGCGGAGAGCGTGGGAAACAAAACGCCAGGATGCTTCGATTCCATTTGGACCTTCCATTGTGTCTTCCACCACAAAGACGGTGCAAGAAACAGGGAGACGGCTGGTGGGATCATCAATCCAGGACTGCACACGCCCAGTACGGGCAATCAGTTCTTTGGTGGTTTTAGACATTATTAAACGAGATCAGTAAGGTTAGGAGGTTGATAGTTTGGTCCTTTTAGAACCTTGCCGTCTTCACGGCGGATAGGTTGCCCACCCTCATCAAGCTTACTCATGTTGCTTTGGTGGACGCGGTTGAGAGCTTCATCAAGATCCCAACTAAGGTTTTCTGCATATTGGTAGCAGACATAAACAAGGTCAGCTAGTTCTTTAAGGCAATCAGTTGCATTAACACGTAGCCCCATGATGAGTTGGTTTTCAGAATCAAGGAACTCCTTGAACTCTTCAACGATCAAACTCCGTTGCATAGTCCGTGAAGCTGGACTCGTACTGTTCCTGACCTGGAAACTTTTCCTGAATTCTTTTGCTTGGACGCTGAGAAATGATTTGGCTTTCAAGCTCATTTTGTAGATAGTGGATTGCTTTGGTAAGATCTTGGATGTATGCGTCTTGCAGGCTCCGGCCATTAACACCTTTGTGTCCAGCACGGCAGATATATTTAATTGCGTTACCGAGATGGAAGCTTAGGTCTTGGTCTCGAATGAAATCCCAGACTTGGATTGACCCACGCTTGTAGTAGCTTGGGCCGGTTGAGTTGGAGTTGGCCATTTCTTTACTAGGTTGGACATTGAATTACCAAGCACAAAGCATTGCTGCTGTAGTGCGAGGAAGATTGTGATTACATCTTCCAGTTTTGTATCTGGATGACGTAGTGCATTCTCAATCTGTTTTAGTTTAAACTGCTGCTCCATTGTCAGCTCGACTATCGGAGCTGGGAGACCAAAGTCTTGGTTCTTGATTGGTGAAATCATAATTTTCACATTGAAGGATCTTCGCTAATCGTGCATTGAGTAATGCAACTGACTCATCGAGACCCTTCTCCATGAAAGCATCTACGACTGTCTTCCAGTTATCTCCATGTTTGTCTAGGAGATCTGCTGCTCTTTTGATACCAATACCAGGCACACCTGCGTAACCATCTGTTTGATCACCAGCCATGGTTTGGATTAGATGCCAGCGGTAACCTTCCTCAGGAGTAATAGTTACCACACCATCGCTAAGGTCATACAAGTCACCAGGGATCTGTCTCATATCCTTATCTGGACTGCAGATGATGTGTCCAGGTTCCTTGGTAGCGTAGACGCCCATTGCGTCATCAGCCTCAAGCGTAGGCATCACAACAACGTTGTACTCCTCCTTGAGTTTATTGATGACCCTTTTGTAGCCGCACGGTTTCTTTCGATTACGGTGTCCCTTATAGTTTGGGTCAATAGATTTACGAAAGTTGACACTATCAGAAAAGAACAGAATAGAATCATCAAAACATCCAAGGTCAGAAGCGATGTTGTAGAGTTCTCTCTCAACGTATTCGTAAGCTTCTGAGAATCGGGAGGTAACGACGATAAGATCTTCTCCGAAGTCAATCTCGGTTTCAGTGGCGGCGCAGCACTTATAGACAATGTAATCACAGTCGATTAGTAGACTCATTTACCTTGTCCTCGCTTGAGCTTACGCCCATGCGAAGGAAGACTACGAGTGCCATTACCTTGACGGGTGTGTTTGTATTTAGCACGGGATTGAAACTCAACACGTCCCAGTGCTGTCTTTGATTTTACTGCCATTAGTTTGTGGTGGATTAGTTAAAATGATTAGCGAAACTGCTGTCTATAATCTTCAAGCCACTCCTCACCCATCAGCTCGACAAGTTCTTCGTGGGTGAGCTTGCGGATCTGTTCAAGGCAGGCTTTGAAGCGACGCTCGTTTTCCTCTGGCGTGATTTCTTCAGCCATAGAAGTGGTAATGGCTAGTGAACGTCTGCCCAGGTTTTACCTACTTTAGCTTCGGCTTCGATAGGAATCCTGAGATCATAGTGCTCTCCTGCTGTGAGAGCTGAAATAGTTAGAGCTGATGAAAGGGTATCAGAGTAATCAGGTGGACATTCAAACTGCAATTCGTCATGAACAAATGCTAGTTGATGAGCTTTAATTTCGCATTGACTGATTACATTATGAGTGTGAATCATCCATTGCTTAGCTACGATACCCGCACTCCCTTGGAGAAGGTAGTTAAGGGCTTTGTGGCTACCATCAACAGCGCAGCGGCGACCGTCACACAAGTTGATGTGACCAGATTCCGCCTTGGACTTAACCGCAGTAACCAGTTCCTCAAGTCCAGGAATTGCATCCATGTAAGCTTGGCGTATCTCAGCCCCTTTCTTTTTAGCGGCTTGCGTCGATAGTTGTTGGTCATAAGATAATCCGATCTTGATGTCACCGGCTCCGTACAAAAAGGCATAGGTTACAGTCTTTACTAGACGACGAGAGATTCCTATCTTGTCAGCATTGACTTGGTGTATGTCTCCATTGAGCAGCACATCTCCGTAGCGCCCTCCATCATACCTCGCCAAGTAATGAGCAAGCATACGGAGCTCAATGCCACTAAGATCTGCACCAACCATACAAAGGCCGGGGCTAGCTGTGAATAACTTTCTAAAGTTAAGATCACTTGGTACTTGTGCAAGGTTTGGATTACGGTGAGCACATCGAAATGTATTCGTGGCTACAGAACAGTGGTGGTGGATACGGTTGTTTCGTACAAGCTTGAGCCAGGCGTTCTTACCTTCAGACAACATGCCAAGTTGTTTTGTTAGTTCAAGGCATCGGAAGAATTGCAGAGATTCCTCTGTGCCGATCTCCTTGAGAACAACTTCATCAATGGCAGTCTTGCCACTTGCAGTTTCTTTATCAGGCTTCCAACCGTGAAGGTTGGTCATTACCCAGGCGATGTGATCACGACTGGTAGGGCTGAACTCCTTTAGTTTAGTGAGAGTAGCTCCGGCGATGTAACCTTGTGTTTTGTTAGGTCGTTTAGGAGTAAACTCTCGGTCTTTAACGTAAGGGTACCTGTTGCGTAATAATTGAGTAAGCCCTTCCAACTCTCGTCGGAGAGACGATTCAAGTTCCCATGCAACAGGCTCATTAAAGTACCACCCATGTATCTCCTGTTCGGTGAGGATTCTTGCAACGTCATGTTCTAACGTGATCCATTCAGGAATGGTTGAAAGTGTTTCCAAAGTTTAGTAGTAACAACAACATCTTGTATCATATAATCCTGCATCTCCTGACTCCACTCTTTCCAGTCGGTACCTTTACCGAACTCTCCTTTGTATTCACCTAGACGGTAACCATAGGATTCAAGGGAGTGACGACCATAAAGCTGTGGAGGCATACCCTTCCACTTACGCTTCTGATCTGTCTTCAGAATATCAGCGTGACAAACACGGCTAAGGACCAGAGTATCCAGAACCCTACCCATGTTTTGAAACCAAGGAAAGAGCTTACGGATAACAGGAATATCGTAGTTAATAATGTTATGACCCACAAT